TTATTTATACTTAAAATCGACTTTTTACTATCTTTTTTATCATCACCAAAAAAGTCTATAAGCACATCATTATATCCATTTTTAAATGCAGTAGCTATATTTTTCCCTTTATTAGCAAACGCCTCTACAAGCGTATCTTTACCAGATGTTATCTTTGAAAAATCTCCACTAAATATTCCAGAGATCATATCTCCTATACCAGAGAATACATCTTTTGCTAATGTGCCTATACTTGAGAATGTTTCTTTTATAGCTGACCATAAACCTGAAAAGAACCTTATAGTCCCTACTACGAAATCAAATATTCCTTTCCCTAGTGTTATAAGACCATCAAGTGTAGCTGCTACAACTTGTCCTAAAAATTGGAGAATAGGGCTTAAAAATTTTAAAACTGTGCCAATAGCATTGAATATAGTTTCAAGAATTTTTCCTTTATCTCCTGCAATTCCAAGTTTATCTCCCATAGATTGGAATACATTAATAACAGGTCTTATAGCATCAACAATAGGTGCAAATACTCTAGTTAGATTAGACCATTTTTCTCTTAGCCAATTTATAAGTTGCCCAATTTTGCTTACAATCCCAGATAGGAATGATATACCGCCCCCAATAGAATCTTTTAGAGCAAGACCTATATTTAACTTTAAATTATTAAAAGAATCGCTCAAATTACTGATCTGACCCCCTGTAGTCTTGCTTTGAGCATCCATTAAGTTAAAAAACTTACCGCCTTGAGCTGTCATATCAGCAAAAGCCTTTTCAACATTTGGGAATCCTACTTTCCCTTCTTCTACTAGTTTTTTAACCTCTGAGTCAGTTACGCCAAACTGTTTTGCGAGCTCCTGTATAATAGGTATACCTCTCCCTGTTAATTGATTTATATCTTCACCAAACAATCTTCCTTGTACCTTTGCTTTACCATATATCTCCGCTATCTCAGATATTGGAGCACCTATACCAGATGATATATCCCCAATAGATCGTAATGATTTTTCAATATCATCTGCGCCTACACCAAAAGCTAAAAGTTTTCTTGTAGCATCTTGTATTTCAGTAAGCTCAAATGGGGTAGTGGTTGCAAATCGTTGTAGTTGCTCTGTAAGTTGTGTTACTTGCTGTTGATTGCCTCCAAGCATTGTACTCAAAGAAGCTTGGAAACTTTCAAAGTTAGACAGGGCATCAACTACCCCTTTACCAAATCCTACAACTTTATCTACAGCAAAAGCACCAGCAACAAAAGGTATAGCACTTTTAAATAAAGAACCAAAGTTTGAAGCAGAAGTATTAGTATGCCTTATCCTACTATCCAACATATCCACCTGAGATGATATTTTCCCAAGTGAAGAAGACATCATGTCTTTTAATTGGATAATATAATCGACCTTCTCTGTCAAAACCTATTTATGTTAAAAATATTTTTCTCTCTTAATGACTGTTGATCTGAAACCCAAACTAAATCATTCCAAAGTATAGCCCAAGAATCATCATCTAATGTGTCAGGGTCTACTTGGTAGTAGTGCCTAATCAAAGCATTCGCTTTACGTATATAATCTTCATCATCATTAGATGATATTTTAAAATCCTCTAATTTTTTTTTAACTCTGCATCTTTTACAACTACAAGACTTTGTAATTGTTTACTTGCGCCAAGTAAGTATCCATCATCTTTTAATATGATAGGATCGTACTCGTCTTTGATTAAACAGTTTTGAACAAGTAACTCCGCTGCCGATACAGGGTCAGATTGTATTCTATTTAGGAATTGCCCAAGTACAGCGCGGCTTGGTTTTTTTACATATCCAATGACCCCATCATTAAAATCTAATATATGAACCTCTCCATATATTGCACTTAGCCTGTTTAGTTTTTCTTCTCTTGATTCTTTTTTTTCTTCCATGTTTATTTAGTTATTATATTTATTTTTTATTGTCCAAAATCAATATGAGATATTGCAAGGTCTAATGTAACCTCTACCTTTGTATCTCCTTGTTTTGTGTCAACATCTGTATTCATAAACTGTGCATTTCTTAATATAAAATTCATTTCTTGATTAGATTCATTAAAAAATGTAACAGGTATATCAAATGGAGAAATATTAGGCAGCCATCCTTCAGGTGCTATTTCTATAAGTTTTTTTAGTTCTTCGGCATATAGAGTTATGCTCCCTGTAGCTTCAATATTCCCTATACCTCTTCCAACAGCATAAGAGCCAGCACCCCAGTTATGTTTTATTTCTTGTTTCTGCCCAAACTTTATTTCTGTAACGCCATATAATACCTCACCTTGAACTGTTATAGAGGCATTTGCCCAGCTATATTGAACACCGTATGCGAATACTTTTGCCATGTTTTTATTATGCTATTTTTACTGTATAACTTAAATTAACTTCAATAGTTTTTGCCACTCCTATAGGAACTATACGCAATGAGATGACTAGTTTTGAAGTGCTTAAAACATTTTGATTAGGGTCGATAAGGACTTCAAATGCACTCACTTCTTCATTATTTAGCATGTCTTGAATAGCACTTTGACCTATTGTTTTAAAATAGGTTATAACATCAGGTCTTAACTTCCCATTGCTACCTAGTTTTAGTGGGCTATTTAATTTAGGGATATAAACTGTACGAAGATTTCGTAATGCCTTGTCAATCGTTCTATTATTTTCAATTGTATAATAATCAGATGTACTTACAGTTGCTGTAGTTGAGTAGTTGAAATATGTACCAGCCCTTTCATTAAATTTTCTTAGATATATATATCCATAATTATGTAGTTGATCAAGTAAACCCTGTGCAGAAGTTTTTACTGCAACATTATTAGCAAAGTATGGTGTATCAAGTTCTACATTTGCAATATTAAATTTCTCAACCCATCCGATATTATCGGAAACTTTAGAGTAACTTACTGCCCCTAATAATGCTCCAAGTGTAGTAACAGATTTAGAAGTATACTTATATAGTTGAGCCCCTTTAGCAGCCCCATCTTGCCCAATTGAAACACTTACTTTAGGACAAGAAAGGGTTCTTAAATCTGATAATGCAGACAATGCTAGTGAAGATATATCTGCACCATAAATTATGGAAAAAGGTCTATTTACGGCTTCTTCTGAAGCTGCTACAGCTTGTAAACTTTGTATTTGTGTTGTAGAAAGTGTAGTGCTTGTAACAAATACACCAGCTTGTCTTATTTTACCATCTGCGAAAACATTCATTGTACTAAGCTCTGTAAATGTGTAAGAGCCTGGCACAGCATAAATTCCTATATAAAGAACGCCTTTAGGCTGCATTCTAAAATACTCTGATATATGATAATTAAATACGACATACGGGTCATTTGCACCATTAGCAAGAGCCGTTATAGTTGTGGTTATAGTACCCGTAATCGTATTAGCAAGAGTATAAGCATTTGCATTTACACCTGACCCGATAGGTGCTGTTATAGAAACATTAGGGGATGTGCCAGCTGCTCTATACCCATGTACATCATATCCTGAGTTTACAGCATTTCTTATGCCATCAGCAATAGTATTTACAGTATCCCCAGTTAGCATAGTATATGTCCCAATACTTTTTACTACTAATCCTTCTGTAACTTTAACCTCTATTTTATCACCAGCTGTACCTACAGCAGTAACTAATATATTCCCTGTGGCTTTGGTTTCATTAGAATAGTCACCTTTTATACCTAACTTTTCAGCATCTTGCAAACTGTATAAAACTTTTATACGATCATTTGTAGAAAATCCAGATGGGAGGGTAGATGAGTAGAAAAGAAAAGCTGAATAATGATCCTCTCCTTCAAGAGGTCTTCCAATACCGCCTTCTCCTTTTATTATTTTTACTTCTGGCAAAGCCATATATCAATTACTTTTTATTTTTTTTTAAATCAATATCTTTTTGATCTGACACGTGTTCTTTTTTGAACTCATGTATGAAAGCACCCATAACAGACTGGTAGTGTAGAGCATCTTGATGATCTACAAAACATCTTCCATCTTGGGAAACCCAAACCGTATTCTGTTTTTCTAAATACGGCTTGGCTACCTCTAATAATTCTTCTTTGCTCATACTTGATTATGTAGATTGAACAATTACACATACTCCTTTTTTATCTGTTCGTCGGATAGATGATCCATGATGAACTAAAGCACTAATAATATCACCATAATATTCAGGTACTCTATTTTCCATAAATACATTAATACCTCCAAGGGCCTTACTTACAGCATATCGTGAGAAAGCAATACATCCGATATTGTCTGTTGTTGCTTGAACTGGATAACCTGTGTTATCACTTAATGGTGATTTTTTAGCTGGTGTTGCAGCATTATCATATATAACAGGATAGTTATAAGTAAGTATGTTGAATCCTAAAATCAAGTTAACAGCTCCCATAGGTAAATTTGCTTTACCCATAAAATCTTGTCTTAAAATAGCATCTGATTCTAATAGTTCAACATACATCCCATAATCCAATAAGAGGTATCGCTCACTCATTGGGACTAAATCTCTGTCTAGAATAGTTTTTAATTTTCCTATATCTTCTTTTACAAGTTTTTTTCTAGTACCTGTAGCACCTGGTGCAAGTGTTGTCCCATTGGCCCCTGAAGTACGTACAATTCTATTAGCATCAGCAGAAACAGCCCAATTAAATGCAGTTTCTCTCCCAATTCTTTCACGTAACTTTTCAGAATGCTCACCCATAACACTCATCCTTTTATCATATGATAACTGGAATGCTTCTAAATCACTCACAACTATAGGGTTAGTTGTAAAAGGCACTACAGGATATGTAAGCTCTGTATCTGTGCGTTGTGAGATGGGGGCAGGAAGTGTAGTTCTTGACTTAACAACTTCCGGAGCTGATCCAGCTTGAGGTAAGTGTACTGTTGAATATGCTATATATTCTGAGTGATCTGTACCATAATTTATAAACTCTAATCCATTGTATAGATTAGATTGAATATCTTTTACCCAAATTTCTTGTAACAATGCCATAATTGTATATATTTATATTTTTATTAGTCTAATTGTATTTTTGCAGAAGCAGCTTTAAAATCTGTACCATCGTAAATAAATAGTTGAGAAAATGTTTTCCCAGCCACACCTGTGATGCCAGTTTGACCAGCAAAAAATCCTGTACCGTAGGTTACAGTTTCTGTACCTGTTGTTTTAACTACAACCCATATTATAGCTCCTGATTTTAACTCAGAACTTATAGTCAAGTTAAAAGTGATGCCGCTTGTTATAGTAGGTGTTTTAAGAATTGTATTTTGATTTGTTATAGTAACAGCTTGCGCTCCGGTATCTGTTAGTGTAGGCGCATCAACTACGCCAAAAGGAAAATTAACGCTCATATTTTTATTTTTTATTTTTTATTAAAAAGTCATTATAAAGTGTATTAAATAGCTCAGGGTCTTCATTTTTTATCTTCTCCAACTTTTTAGGGTCTTTTACAGATAACTCATAGAAGTCTAGATTTTCTATTTCTTTTGCTTCCGCCTTGTTAAATGGAATCTTTTCAGATTTTCTTACTCCTATAGAATCAAGAGCTTTTTTAGTAGAATCAAAACTTGCTTTGGCAAGAATCAACCAGTTTTCTTTTTCTTCTGATTTAACTTTACCATTTACAATGGCAGATTCTACAAGCTCCACAGCTTTTTTTTCTTCTAATTCTGTTCTCTCTTTTTGAAGACCTTCTATTTTGTTTTTAAGCTCTTCATTCTCTTTTTTAAGATTTTCAATCTCATTGAGAATTTTTTCGTCTACTACCGATGTAGTATCTTTTTGCTCCATAACTTTATTATTACTGTCTATTAAAATTCTATTACATATCTCTTGGTAATTCCTTGCAAAATTTCCTTTTGCAACCATTTTTTTACCATTAGAAGTTATTTCATCAAAAAAACCTTTATTTTTTGCCGATTCTGCTGTTAGCCATGTCTCCATAGACATCATCATGTTTATTTCATCAGATGCGATCCCTGTCCTAGTGGAGAAAATGGTCATAAGAGAGTTCTTTATTTTGGATAGGATTTCTACATCTTTATCTGATAAAGAATCAGATGTGAATGCAGGGTCATGTAACATGAATATGCCATAGTTATAGATGTATCTTTTACGACCAGCCATAGCAACAACACCAGCCATACTTGCGGCAACACCTTCTACATAAGTATCTATTTTTGCTCCATTCTCATTAGCATTTTGTATGGCTGAGTATATAGAATAGCCATCTGATACTGACCCACCCCAACTATTGATTCTTATGTTTATCTTACTGATTCCTGACGCTATAAGACCTTCCAATTCACGTACAAAAGTCTCTCCGCTAATGCCTGACACATTCCCTTTCTCATCTTTAGATAATCCTATTTCTGAATAGATAAGACCATCAGCAGTATCATTACTGACTTTATTAAAATAGTTATATCCAAATAAAGGTATCTGCCCTTGCATAATATGGGCAAAATTATTTTATAATATACTGGTTATCAATGATTTAATTCAAAATAGATTGGTTTTATTTTTTTTATTATATTTGTATAAATAATTAAAAAAAATGGAAAAGGTAAAAGAGGAAAAGTTTAACGGTAAAATACAAGGGTATTTACCTCCTAAATTAAAAAGAAAATTTATTAAACTTGCTAGCTCTAAATCCGAAACTGAATCAGGAGCCACAAGGCGTATGATTACTAAATTAATCACACTATTAGAGGATGGTACTGTGAAAGATTTGTAGTAATTATTTTTTAAAAAAGTATATTCTTT